ATATTCGATATCATTTTTATCTATATGTCCCCAATATCCATTTCTTATGTAGCGATTGTCTTTTGTTGAATCTAAGTCACCTCTAAAGTGGATATCGGTTTTTGTGTATCCCTTCATAACTAATAGAAGCTTTATCTTATCTTCTATAGGTCGTGTTTTAGGATACATAGTGTCATAAGACATGATGTGTCTCCTTATATGAAATTTTGATTATTTACCGACCTTATCTGGTCAAAAAGATGGGGGATGAGATTAGTCTGAATTCCCCCTATCAGTGTGTACTACTTCTAGCACACTTGGGCAGGTCAAGCCGTAGCCTGAATCCGGGTCATAAGTTCGTCAATAACTCTGTTTTTCAAATCCTGCCCAGAGCGTGTTAATTTAAACGCCTCCGCCAATTCATTGGGTTGAACATCAAGAATCAACGCCATAACTGCCTGTAGATTAACACAGTTAGCTTGCGTGGCTTCCTCTTCATCCTCTATGAAAGGGGTATTGTTTGATACACGGCATGAAAGCTGTGCAATTAACCTTGCGAACTCAAGTGATATTGCCATAAGTGTCACTTTATCACTTTTATTAAGTAGTTTGCTCATGGTATGTGGTACCTCCTATTACTATTATTTATTACATCGTTAATGATGTTAATACTGCCATCCATTCAAACATCACCCAAATGAATAGACACAAACAAATTGCATACATCAAAAGGGTAATTTCATTCATTATATCGTTGTTCATGTCTATCTCTTCATTTGGTAATGGTTAAAAATTGCTATTGCTACTACACAAAGAAATATGACTATCCAAGATTCTGTCATATCGGTAGATTCCACTTGGGTTCAACTATATCTCTGTTGTCAACGTCCATATTGTTAACTTGGTGTTCTAAATCTTTCATACCAAAGTAATCCCATCCAAAATCTTCGAATACTTCAATAGTGAAAGCCTTAAAGAACTCTTCATCTATCTCTGTGTGTTGGTCAATGTGCATTATAATATCTGTCAAGTGTTGTGCATCTATTGAGTGGTCAACATCATCGTCTTTATCATCCCAAAACCAAGCTATCTTCTCAATAAACATAAGATGATATACAAATGCACCAAACATCATATGAATGATGGCTACTGCTATTACTACTAACCAATACATTATGTCTGCCATAGTGTACTCCTTTAGTTATGGGATGAAGATAGAATGTACCTACCATTCATCCCGTTGTTCGTGTCCTTCATCAAAGTAGTTATCCCAACCATCGTCATCAAGTTGACTCCGCCAGTCCATATGGTCTACATCTTTCTTGATATTATCAAGAGTTTTGCGACATAATTCCTGTAAAGGTAGGTTAATACCACCCGTGCAACATTGGTTGCAGAACACTATTTCTCGAAGTAAGTATTCGAGTTTGCGACACGCAAGGTGTCTTTTAATAAAATGTATGAAGACATACTCCTTATTAGTGATTAAAGAAAGATTTCGATGCTGTAAGGAAGCTTGTCGCTGAGTAGTTAGACTTAAGTCTTAACTCTTACCTTCCAATGTGAAGTAGTTTGGTTTTATGCCCTTTCAGGTCATGTTTATACAGGTCGCTAAGATTACTCTACATCCTATGACTTGGGTGGGTTAGACCTATCATCATTCAAAACTATGCCGATTCACATCAGCTTAAGCTCTCAGGATTTAAACCATTGATACGATTGAGGACTACACTCCCCGTATCTGTATACCATCTCACCAAGACTTCGTCTTTTAGAGTTTCACACTTATAGGTCAGGCATTACACCATAGACAGAACATTAGCCCCTTTTTAGTCTATCTGGTGCTTTTGGCTCACCAGTTCCCTACCACTAGTACCCGCCTCGGTTGAGAGTAGATATTATCCTAGTGAATTACAACGCATATATCCTTTACTCTAGAAGCAAAGACTATACACTGCATCAAATATTGTTGAGTATTTATTATACTCTGGAAGAAAAAATAGTGGATTACGCTGACTATTTTAGTCATTAAGAAGTGCGCTACTTCATACTTTACTCGATTCGACATCTGTTTACTAACAAGTATTTGATAATCCCCAAACTAAAGACAAGACACTCGAACTATGGATAACCGTAGTTGTTTCAACATAGTCTCTTACGTCTAAGATATCATTTAAGATACCATCACTGAACCTAGTAGCTAACTGGCTTTGCTGTGTCTTGCCTGTAATAAAATAGGTAGGCTTACAATCAATCTTGAAAAGAATGGATGCTACCTAGTTGACATGGTATAGAATACAATACTAAAAGAAGCTTTTATTTATGTTAGGGAAAAGCTTGTAAAACCTGTTATAGGCACTACTGCCAAGTCATAATATCATTAACTTGAGAAGGAGCATTATAATAACTCCAATTGACGCAAACAATAGCCATAATGTAAATATTTGACCATTATCTGTGTGATGATACCAATGTCTAAAGCCGTAATGCCGTAGTATTGGAAAGAACCATCTGTGTTTCATGTGTTAGCCCATGTTATGATTAAAATTATACTATTATAGAATGAATGAATGTAGTTAAATAGATAAGGGTGCGAAGCACACAAGTTTTAAACCAAATAAATGTGGATTTGGCTCAAGACGACGTTTAAATGTGATAGTGTCGTCTCAAGCCTTGAATCCATCGATAACAAGTAATGTTAACCTGTTGAAGTCTCAGCAATTGGTTCAGAGGGTGGTTCCGATTCAATAGGAAGAGAATCAGAAGTTGCACCTTTAACATCGCTATCCGCAAGTTTCACCGTTTCTACATAATCAGAAGAGACTGTCTCTAACTGTTCAATGTACTCTGGTGTCCAAAGGGTAGTCTTGCCAAGTGTACCGTTAGCCCGCTGAAAACAAACCGCGTGTACTTCTGTACCATCACTAAGTTCATAGATAGGATTACCTACACGTAATGTTACTGGTACTGGTTTGTTGTCAATTAACATAAAGACTTCGAGGATACGATAGTCTGCCATAGCACTCATAAAGCACTCCTTGAGTTAAGGGTTGATGAAACAAATACATTGGGAGGGTCAAGCTACTGTACACCACAAGGATGTTTGATACATAGCCATCACGCTGATTCAGAGGATAACCTGACCTGCCACAATTCTAACCAAAAATTGGATTTGAATAATCCGATTTGTGGAAACCCGTGATGAATATGGGTGCATATCATTGGGCTTAATTTTTCTTCAATATAACATGGGCATTATATTTGTTGCATTTGATTGACACAACCCTTACCTTCGAGGGTGGTCATGGGGGGGATTTACTAATAACATATTAAAATAATGAGTATATGAAAACAGAGACAAAAAAATCCTGGGGAGGTCAAGGTAACGGCAGAGGTGGATACTATCCCAAAAAGGAATTAAAAACTAATGTGCCGTGGAGACAACAAAACAGAGTATTCCCATATCCTGAGAATCTTGATGAGATGTTAGAAGACTCTACGTATATAGCAGATAGGAATCAGTTATTTAAAGAGAATGGTAATGGGTGGTGGTTAACTGTTTTTATAGCAGCGTATCCCACTAAATTAAAAAGGAAAGGATATGGTTGAAATAGCATTGGCAACAGTTGTAATTTTAGTGTATATTAATTCGAGGAACTGGGAGAGACAACTTAAAAGGTATAAAAATGGCTAAAGGTGTAATGACAACAAAAGATTTAGATAGGGGAGCAGCCCTAACGGGAGTTGCTCGTCAAGAACAAGTTCGTAGGGAGCTTGAAGCAAGAGACTCAGAGCGTGAATTAGAAAGGGCAATTTCTGCTGAAGTGGAGAAACGTATGAAAGCGAAATCCAAGAGACAGGGAAATGCCAAAAAGAAATGACACAGATACAATTATAGAACCTCTAAGTCATACTGACGTTGAAACAATGGAGAGGGTTCTTAGTAATGCAGCTGAACGAGATGTGGCTATAGAAGTTGATGGTATTGTTTATTATATTCCAAAACCCATATCAGACTTAATTGACAGTTTAGCCGCTCAAGCAGATGTTTTCCCGGGAACCAAACCTATACCCGAATGAAGCATAAAAAGATTAAGGGGATAAAGCATCTCGTTTTTTCTGACCTAAATGAATATTATTCCCATTTTGGGAACAAAGCACCTGTCCCTAAAAAGAATTGGAGAGAAGGCGAAGAAGGCGACTGGGTTGTCGCAGATGACAAAGGAGTAATTCAATTATTAAAAGTTTCTCACAATATTACACATCCAAATGATAGACCGAATTATACACTTAATAAAGGCTGGTGTAGAACTGTTGTCGGTACATTCCTTGTTTCTGATAAGGCTATCATGGATACTGATTTTGATAAGCATCCTAATCGCTACACATTCTCCACTAAAATAAAGAATACAAATAGCCGTGTTTATAAGAGAAAGAAAGCAACACATAAAGAAAAGGAATTCGCAACTCATTTAGTCACGGGAACATCTGCTGTTAAATCGTATATGAGGTCTTTTAACGAAAAGGACGAAGGGAAGGCGACTAAGAAGGCAGCAATATTATTAAAGCAGAGGAGAATCATGCAAGAAATAGAAGCAAGCGCATTAGAAGTAGCTAAAGAATTAGGAGTAGACCATAGATATATACTAAGGTCATTAAAGTGTTTAGCTGAAAACTCTGGTGATGATAACATACAATTACAAGCAGTAAAAGAATTAGGCAAAGCAATCGGTACGTTGGGGGGAACAAAGAAAATTGAAACAGGTGTTGTGGGATTATTTCAAGGGTTTAGTCAAGACCAGTTAGAAGCGGCTAGTCGTCCTTCTCTTGCAGATAATACGGAGGTGCCTGTTGAGATGCCCTAAGTGTAATTCATTACGTACAAAGAAAAATGGCACAAAAATACTGGTATCTGGGAATAGGACTCAGGAATTTAGATGTGCAGATTGTCATAGATATTTTTCTATACAGATTAATGTTAATGTTTTACACGAATTAAAGTCTGTCGAGCCTGGGGATATATTAGAAATAGATGGTGGAAAAAGGGTAAGGATACATGGTCTTACTGATATTCATGTAGGAGCAGTCGAGCATGATTTTAAGAAATTTGAAGAAGCGATTAAGGTCATAGAAGAGGACGATGACGCTAGATGGTTTGGCAATGGTGATTTATTAGAGTTAATTCCACCTCATTATAAAATTAATCAAAGAGGTCAGGATATCCCCCCAGAAGAACAATATTTAGAGTTTGTAAGATTAGTAGAAACCATAAAAGATAAGTGCTTATTCATTAGGGGCGGCAACCATGATTATATACGTTCTTTTAATATCCTAGATTTTGATGTATGTAAAGTATTGGCAAAAGAATTGGGTGTTCCATATTACAGGATGCCGGGCTATACAAGGATTAACGTAGGTGGTAGTTCTTATAACCTTGTTTCTGGTCATGGTAAGTCTGGTGGAAAGAATGGTGATTTAGAATTAGATAAGATGGCTGCTGTTTATAGTCAGGGAGATGTATTCTTCTTAGGTCATAATCATCAATTATATGTTAAGCCTATGGATAGTTTAATTATAGGAGATGATAATACAGAAGAGATGAAAAGAAGATGGTATATAAGAGGTGGTTCATTTCTTAGATACGCAGATTATGCACGATATTCATTTTATCCCATGATAAGAACAGGTTGGGTTACTATGGAGTTTTCAAAAGAAGGCATCCACTGTTGGGAGAATTAAATGTATGAAGAAACTAATAATACTGAATTTGGTGTAAATTTTAACAAGGTATTTGAACAAAGTCAACAAGCAGGGAGCGATATGACAATGGCAAAAAAGAAAAATCCAGCAAAACAACCAACGAAAAAAGTAATGGTAGATGCTATCGTTAATCTTGAAGATGGTCTACATTCATGTTTTCAAAAGATTTATTCAATTGAATATGCCCTTAGGGAGTATATTAATTGGAAGGGCGATGGAGAGGAATATCAAACACATTTAAATGAACAACAAGAAAAAAGAAACGAAGCAGCCAAAACCGCTGCCGCAAGTGAACATTCTGGAGAACAATCTGAACCAAGCGGAGGAAGCACTCCTCCTAGCGAAGAATGATATAATAGCTTTTGGTAAGCTATTTTTACCAGACGATTATTTAAGGAGCGAAACACCTCCTTTCCACTATGAAGTAGCAGATATAATTGACGATTTAAGCGTTAAACAATCTGCTATAATCCTGCCTAGAGGTCACGGCAAAACAATCCTGACAAAAGCATCTATTTTAAAAGATTTTGTTTTTTGCCCACCAGATGATATGTATTTTTATGGTTGGGTTTCCGCTACACAGAAATTAGCTGTAGGGAATATGGATTATATTAAGTATCATTTAGAACATAATCCTAAAATATTATATTATTTTGGTGAACAGAAGGGTCGTAAGTGGACTGAAGAGGATATTGAATTAAAGAACGGATGTAAGCTTATTAGTAAAAGTAATGTTACAGGCATTAGAGGTGGGGCAAAATTACACAAACGATATGACCTTATTATCCTTGATGATTTTGAACATGAAGAAAATACCATCACAAGAGAAGCTAGAGATAAGAACGCTAATCTTGTTACTGCGGTGGTATACCCAGCTTTGGAGCCTGAAACTGGCAGGATTCGTGTTAACGGTACACCAGTTCATTATGATAGTTTTATCAACAATCTTCTCATCAATAGTGCAAAAGCGGAAAAAGACGGAAAAGAATTCGCATGGAAAGTCTGTACATACAAAGCGATAGACGATGATGGCAATTTTCTATGGTCAAGTTTCTTCACGCCAAAAATTATGGAAGGGAAGAAAAAGTTCTATTATGATTCTGGTCAACCATCCAAGTATTACCAGGAATATTTTATGCAAGTCCAAAGCGAAGAAGACGCTATTTGGAGGCAACGAGATGTAAGGACATTTAACGGGTTTCACGAGTATGACGATGAAAGTAAAGTTGGCTACTTAAAACTAGAAGGAAAAGACCGTGTACCCGTTAATTGTTTTATAGGTTGCGACCCAGCTACAGATATAGACACTAAGCAATCTGACTTCTCTGTAATAATGGTAATTGCAGTTGATAACAATAGGAATGTTTACGTTTTAGAGTATGAGAGGCATAGGGCTATTCCCACTTTGGGAAGTAAATATGATGGTGCTTTTAAAAAGAAAGGCGTTGTTGACTATATTATGGAGCTTCATCAAAAATATCATTGTACATCTAGTACAGTAGAGGATGTTGCGATGAATAGGTCAGTATTCCAATCTTTGAATGAAGAGCGAAAACGACTAGATAAGTTCGATATTGCAGTGATTCCGCAGAAACCGGGGGGTCACCAGAAGCGAAATCGAATCTATTCTGGCTTAAACGGTCGCTTTTCTATGGGATTGATACATTTACGGGATAATATGTTTGATTTAAGCAACGAAATAGTTACATTCGGGGCAAAGATGGCGCACGATGATACAATAGAAGCCCTCTACTACGCCTGCCAAAATTCCTTTCCACCAGATTTTCAGCTTGATAAAAAAGAAAGAAAGTGGTATAAACAGAAACGTAAACCTAAAAGTTGGATAGTGGCATAATGCCGAAAGTAGGAAAAAAGAAATTTAAGTATGATAAAGCTGGTAAAAAAGCTGCTAAAAAATATGCCAAAAAAACTGGAAAAAAAGTCAAAAAAAGAAAAGGGTCAAAATACTGACCTCTGGGGCAATGTTACTTGCGTACCTGTCCTCTATAAAATTAACGATAAGAATACTTCAATAACTTTTAGGAGGATAAAATTCTATGCCTAGATTTGGAAAAAGAAGCAAAGAGCGTTTAAAAGGCGTTGATACTAAGCTTGTTAATGTACTAAATGAACTCATTAAAATTATGGATGTTACTATTATTGAGGGCTTAAGGAGTGCAGAGAGACAAGAAGAACTATTAAAAAAGAAAGCAACTAAGACAAAATATAGTAAACATATGGAGGGTAAGGCTGTAGACCTTGCTCCATATCCTATCGACTGGGATGATAGAGAGCGTTTTCACTATATGGGTGGAATGTTGCGTGGGATTGGACATCAAATGGGTGTAAAAGTACGCTGGGGAGGGGACTGGGACTCTGATGGCGAAATAGCAGATAATTCATTTGATGATTTGGTTCATGTGGAGTTAAAATAATGGCTAAGAATTTAAAAGTAAAGAACAACAAAATAGAGCCTGCGAGACCCGACTCGGCAAGTCTGTCTCAAAGGACTCAAATGGGAATGCCTAGTGACAGCGGCAGGAATAAAAGTGTTTGGCAATCTTTTGTTGGGTCTGCCGAATTTTCAAAACGACATCCTAACATGATGCAAAATAAAAAGAAATATGCCAAAAATAAGTAATAAGAAGAAAGCCGAAAGTGTTTACCAGCTGTTCCAAAAGTCCACTGGCGCATGGCGTTCCAAATGGGAATCGCAGGCTCAAAAATGTTTTGACTTTTACCACAATGACCAACTGACAGAAAAAGAACAAAGGGTCTTAGAGGAATCTGGGATGCCTACATTTACTATTAATAGGATTACCCCCGTTATAGAGATGATGAAATATTTCTGTACGTCTAAAACTCCTAGATGGCAAGCAGTAGCTTCAGAGGGTAGTGATACTGAGATAGCTGGTGTACACGCAGATATAGCAGATTATTGTTGGCATTTATCCAATGGAGATTCTTTGTACGCACACATTATACAAGATGCGTTGATTAAGGGAGTAGGTTGGTTTCAAATTGACATAGACCCCGATATGGATAGAGGTATGGGAGAGGTTGTATATAAAAGAATAGAACCATTTGATGTTTATGTAGACCCTATGGCTAGGGATTTCTTAATGAGAGATGCTACATATATTATAATTAAGAAAGATATATCTAAAACTAATTTAATTAATTTATTTCCTGAGTTAAAAAATAAGATTATTAAAGCCGCTACAAGTAATAATCAATCTAGTGGCTTTATGACAAGTGCTAGAGACACTCTGACTTCAGATAGTATTCAGCCTTCTGATATTGGCGCAGAGGCTTATGACCCAATGAGTTCAGAGCAAGAACCTGTTATTGATTATTATGAATGTTATAGCAAGGAGAAATACGTATTATATAATGTATTTATTCAACTTCCTCCGGGCGTAACAAATGTACAGGAAATGAAACAACAAGCGGAAGAACAAATTGCATTAAGAGAACAAGAGCTTCAAGTCGCCTTTAAAGAGAAAGCGCAGGAAATGCAGATGTTGGCAGCTCAAGGCGAAATTATACCAGAGAGAGCTAAGATAGAAATTGAAAAAGCTCAGAGAGAGATGACTCAACAACTAGAACAATTTAAAGCCCAATTAGAAGCTGAAATAGAAGAGTCATCAAATCAAATAGAACAACAGGTTATGACTCAAGAAGAATATGATTTATTTTTAGCAGACCCACTACTAAAGAAGACCATTGTTGAGGCTGTTAAGTTTTATGATACTAGGATTAGACTTAGCGTTTCTCTTGGGGCAGAAACATTATTATTTGAAACAGCATTACCAATTGCGGATTACCCTTTGATACCGATACCTTATATGTGGACAGGAACTCCATATCCAATGTCTGCCGTTCTTCCACTTATCGGTAAGCAACAGGAAATTAATAAATCTCATCAACTTATGATTCATAATGCAAATTTAGCATCGAATCTTAGATGGATTTATGAAGAGGGTTCAGTCCCAGAGGCAGAATGGGAGCAATACTCTTCCGCTCCCGGTGCGTTACTGAAATATAGACAAGGGTTTGCTCCTCCGACCCCCGTTCAGCCGCTACCTATAAATAATGCTTTCTTCGCTACGGTTCAAGAAGGGAAGCAGGATATGGAGTATATTTCTGGTATTTACTCTTCAATGCAGGGGGATACTGGTGCGCAGCATGAAACATATCGAGGTCTACTCGCCCAAGACGAGCATGGAACACGAAGGATAAAAGCGTGGATGCAAACCATTGTTGAACCTGCATTGGAGCATTTAGGTAGAGTATTTATGCAGACCGCACAGCAGACGTATAAAGCACATAAAGTATTTAGAATTGTTCAGCCTAGTGCAATTCAAGAAGATAGAGAGGTGGCAATTAATGTTCCTATCTATAATGATTTGGGGAATTCTATAGAAAAATTTAATGATTATGCTGGTGCTTCATTCGATGTAAGGGTAGTAGCAGGGTCATCTATGCCAGTAAATAGATGGGCATTACTTGAAGAATATTTTAGATGGTATCAATCTGGTCTTATTGACGATATTGCTATGTTGGCAGAGACAGATGTTCGAGGTAAAGACCAAATTCTCAAGAGAAAATCAATATACTCTCAATTGAAATCTCAGGTTGATGGGCTTGAAGGTGAATTAAAAGATAGAGATGGAACCATTGAAACTCTTAAACGTCAAATTATACAAGCAGATATTAAGGATAAGTCCAGAAAAGTTGAACATGGTATGCAGGGTGAAGCCTTAGAATCTAAAGCACAACAAAAACTCATGCGTCAGAGAATGGCGGATAAGGCACAAGAAAAAATGCAGGAAAAATAATCTTGCAAAATACACACATAAAGGAGTAAACTATGACACAATCAGACAACCTGCAAAGCAGCCCTGATGTAGAAGAAGCCGTAACAGGCACACAGGGAAGCGGACTAAATGACCCAGGCGAGTTTTTTGCAGATTTAGATGCAGCAGCAAACGGGATGATTTCCGATGCTCCCCCTCCTCAGCAGACAACCTCGAAACAAACGAGTCCTGTTGCCGAAGCCACAGAAGGTGGCGAACTTGAAACGCTCCAAAAGAGATATTCAGATTCTAGCCGAGAGGCGAAACGTCTTAACACACGAAATAAAGAACTTGAGCGATATGCACCTCTTTTAGACCGTATGCGAGAAGACCCCAATTTAATTCAGACAGTAAGGAATTATCTTGACGGTACAAAACAGCAAGGCATCAAAGATAGACTTGGAGTTTCTGAGGATTTCGTCTTCGACCCAGATGAAGCCTTTTCCGACCCTAAGTCTGAATCAGCAAAAGTCTTTGATTCTATTGTAAATGATAAGGTTAATAAAATCGTAAATGGGAAATTACAGCAGCAAGAAAGTGGACGACAAATACAGCAAGACCAGCAGTCTTTTAAAGACAGGCACGGTCTAACTGATGAAGCTTTTACAGAATTCATGGAATTTGCTAAAAGTAGACCTCTTAATTATGATGACATTTTTTACCTTATGAACAGAGAATCTAGAGATGAAACTATTGCTACAGAGACACGGAAAGAAGTTGCGACTCAAATGCAAAATGTAAGGCAAAAGCCTCAATCATTAGCGGGAACAGGCGCATCGGCAACAACCGAAGAAACAGTAGAAGATGCTATATTTGATACCATGCTGAAAGAAGGGTTAGAAAATCTATGGAATCAATAAACTCATAAGGAGTCAACAAAATGGCTACAACACCATTACAACTAAGTAATTGGAACTTAGCTGATGTAGATTCTCCGGGTTCCGCGGGTTCAGACCTAAACACTGGTGTACTTCGCAGAAAGTATAATTTTGGTGACAGGGTATCCGAACTGGCGATAGCTCAGACCCCTTTCTTTCGATTTTTATCGAAGGTTGGGAAGAATCCTACTGACGACCCAAGTTTCAAATTCACGGAAAGACGACCATCTTTCCATAAACGCTATGCCTATGTAGTTGGTTACAACACATCATCAAAACAATTTGGTGATGCTACATTAAAGGAGGCAGGTGGCTCAAGCAACCTTTCTCAAGGTGACGAACTACAGCTTTTTATGGCAGGCGATTACTACCCTCAAGGAAACATTCAAAATGTTTACGGGCAGGCTAGTGGAGAAATAAAAATTGGAGCAGCAGATACTGCACCAAACTTTTTTCTTAAGAATCAAATAATCAAAATCCCAATTTCGCATACGGCTGGCGGTGGCGTTCCCAATGATTATGTATTGGCGAGAGTCAGCGCAGTTGCGGCAGCAGCAAACGAAACATATACACCTTCTGGTGGTTCAGAGGGCGCACATTCATGTGTGAAAGTCACTGCTAATATTGTTTCTGGCGCAGTCAATGCACCTAAGGCAGAATTAACATCATTCACATCAAACAAACCATATGAAGGTGTTTATGATAAGTCTATCGCAGGTGCATTAGAAGGCTATCGCTCATATGTTGTTGGTAGTGCTTATGGTGAAGGTTCACAACTCGCTGACGAAACATGGAATGACCAGCCTTTCTCAACCGGTTATGGGCAAACTCAGATTTGGCGTACTGAATTCGGTATGACAAACACGGCTCGTGCTACAGTATTGAAGTACGAAGCAAATGAGTGGGCTAGAATCTGGCGTGAAAAACTGATTGAGCATAAATGGGATGTTGAACAATCCTTGCTCTTTGGTTCTCAAGCAAGTGTAGATAGCGTAGGCTATACTCAAGGTGCAATAGATTTTATTGTGAATAATGGTAACATTTTCTCAATGAATTTAGCAACTAAATCTCAGGATGCCTTTCTTGATGATTTAAGCAACTTAGTAGACCCTCGCTATAATGATTCACAAGCAACTGTGTTCTTCTGTTCAACGGCAGTATACAATTGGCTACATAAACTAAGTGGATACTTTTCCAACAATGTTGGTATGGTTAATCCAGGAGGGTCAATGACTCCCACTGCTGATAGTTTAGGTAGAACCGATTTTGCGTTGATGGGAAAATCCAAATCGTTTGGTGTTGATATTTCAAGAATCAGCACTCTCTATGGCGATATGAATGTTGCTCGTCATGTCATGCTAGATGGAACTGATGTTAAAATGGTTGGTATTAACATGAAGCATTGTAAGTATCGTCCACTAGTAGGCAATGGCGTATCCCGTGACACATCAGTTTATGTCGGTGTTCAATCGTTAGAGAACACTGGTACGGATAAGAGAGTCGATATGATTCTCACCGAAGCTGGTATGGAATGGCAAATGCCTGAAGCACACGCAATCTGGAAGTAGCAGATAAAGAAATGATGGGGAGTCACTGTTCACCATACTCCCCACTTTTTTAATCATGGCACTTACTGCGATAACAGCTGAGATAGAAGCTTTAACTGGGGTAGGAAGCGCAAATACTAATTATATTGCATCGGCTCAGAAGTTTGTAATCTCTAGTCTTCCCAAGAATTACACTTGGACTTTTGTTGGTAAAACTAGTTTAGCTACAAGCAACCCACTCACATTTTTTGATGGTGCTGTACCTGTGGATACTGATAGTCTTTTAGGTGTTGTAAGGGGAAATTATACTTGTACTGAACTTGACCAGAGATATAGAGGAATGGTTGAGTCAGTAGACACATCTAGTCTATATTATCCAACCAATAAACATCCTAAATATCTAAAGGATGATAGTGCAAAAATTTCTATATATCCCGCTCCAGACGCTACGGATAAAGGCTATTTACTTTTTGCGAATTATCTTCAAGTAGACGATGATTCAGATTTAAGAAACGCTGTCATATTTTATGCAGCATCAAAAGAATTTTTACAATTAGCCATTGGTAAATTAGTTGCTTGGACAGACGTTGCTGCTCCAGCGGTTCCTTCAAACCCAAATTTTGGAGCAGATTTATCAATGTCATCAATATCACTTCCTGTTGCTCCGAGTATTGATAAAACAGTTTTAGATACTACTTCGTGGGTTGCGCCTACTTATGTTGCACCTAGTTTGCAATTGGCGGATTTTCCTACTTTATCGTGGGAATTTCCATCGTCTCCTGTTGCTCCCTCTATTGCATCTATTAGTGTAGCAGATTTTTCAGGTGCAGCCCCGACTTTTGAGCAACCAGCTATGCCTAATTTAGATTTCGCGGAAGCTTCTGCCTTTGTGACTGGTGAAGACCCTGAGATGGTAAACGCATCATTAAGCGTAATTAATGGTAAGGTAGGTGAATTCCAAGCACATTTAGCAAAATCTCAAGCGCAATTCAATAAAGACCAGTCTATATATCAAGCGACTATTCAAGAAAAAATACAAGAGGCGCAATTAGAAGAAAGCTTTGAAGGTAGGAAACTTCAGAAATTCCAAGCTGAATTAAGTGATTATGGTGCTGAAGTAAATAGAATTATACAAGGCAACCAGAATCAAACAGGAGAATGGCAATCTGAACATCAAACAAAAATTGGAAAATTTAATGCTGATATTCAAGTTCAGCTTAATGTATTTAATAGTGCTAATATAGATTTTCAATCCAAGATTCAAGAATCAGTTCAAAATGCTACTTTTGAAGAAGTAGAGGAAAAGAATAAATTAACTAAATTTCAAGCTGAGATGTCTAAGTACCAAGCAGAAGTGCAAAGAGAAGTTCAAATATATCAACAAAGCTTTTCAAAGAATTCAGCAGAATATTCTTCAACTATGGCTAAATTTCAAGCGGAATTAAGCAAATTTCAAGCAGATGTCGCTAAGAAAATGCAAGAGATTCAAGCAGGTAGTCAGCTCTCTGGTGTTTATGAGAAACAGGCTGACAAATACTATTCTTGGGCAACGGCAGAAGTGCAAAAATTTATTGCTAATAATGAAAGAACTACGTCTAGAGCTATGACTCAACAAGCTATCCAACAAGGAGGATAAAAATGGCAATATCCGCAAAATATTATTTCAGTTATTCAGCATCAGCAACCCCAATAGAAGAGATTCTTGGGAATAATGATGATTCTGGAACAGATGGTTCTCGCATAGTGCATAGCGATGTAGATAAATCTGTAGGTGGAAGTCTTGAAATAGAAGCAGGAACAGGCGCATCTAACGCAAAATTAATAACTATGACAACTACTACTAGTCTAGTAACACTTGCATCATATACTAATGTGGATTTTCTAATATTGAAAATTGTATCAGCTGCCGACACGGGTATTCCAAATTGTGAACTTTCATTCACAGTCGGTTTAGCTGACCAAGTAGTATCTAAACTAATAGGCGTAGGTGATGTTTGTTTATTGAGACCACAAGGTATTAATTTAAATATTTTGAAGGTAAAATCTTCATCTTCATCCACATTGGCAAATATTGAAATACTTGCAGGGAAGGAAGTGGCTCACTAATGACGGTTCAAGAAGTAATGGAAAGAACTGGTACAACTGAAACAAAGTTAGTACTAGCTTGGATAAGAGATGCTATACATCTAATTCAATCTACTTATAATGAAAATATAGGCACTTGGAAAACTGATGTTACTGATGGGCAAAGAGATTATCCTATCCCCGCTGATTTAATAAAGATTATGTCAGTTTCTATAAAAGACACAGAAGCTAAGAAGTTTAAAAAAATTAGAAGACTAGTATTTCAACCAACGGTGACAGAGGATTTAGAACCAGAATGAGTAGAAACGTAGAACAAACTTGGGGATATTACATATCTGGTAGAAATATTCAACTATATGAAATCAAATATGGTGGTACATCACAAGATATTAATTTCAGAGTGAAGGTGCCTAACCCAGAAGATTCGGTTGAGTTACAATATCCCGATGAAACTATTACTGGTGGTTTAATGTTTGAAGGCACTGCTTTTATAGAACCATTTGTATCGAATGACCCTAATTTATTGGTGAATGGCGAACAACCAGACCTTTCAGCAGATACTTCTCCAGATGAGGATTCTCATATTAATTTAAACAGGATGTTAACTCTTGCGTGTATTGATTATATTAAAGGTATGTTGCAGGACAGAGCGGGAGATGTTGGGAAAAAGGAATATTATATAAAAGAATTTTACAGTAAATTAGCAGATAGTGAGAGTAATAAGCGGAGGGACATAATGACCTTTCCTGTTTCTCCTTTTGCATTAAGATAATATGGCAAACTTACAAAGCATGGTACTGCAAGAACGAATGAACACCATTAATGGTGATGCTATATGGGCTTATACTTTTCAAGAAGCTTGCAATAAGTATCTTATAGCAAATATAAGTGGCTATTCGGGGATAGGTATTAATAAATATACACCTGAGGAGGCATTTTCTATTATTAGAGATAAGTCTGATATTAGGTCACATACTTTAGAAGAATTAATGAATGATATGGGGTCGTATGGATTACATGATTATACGGCTCGTGAATCACTTAACAAGCAAGAATCAATAACGGAAGGATAATGTCAACTACTTGGGAAACATCTACTAGTCAGCAAACAACTACGTTTACAACTGTTGCTGGAGCCTCTAGTGGAATTTATACATTTAATACACCCACTACTACCCCTGTATATACTACAAGTTTTATAAATTTTATAGGTAGTTGGGAAACATTACAAACAATTTGGTCGCAGGTTTCAGATGTTTGGGGAGATTTATAATGGCTAGTCTAACAGGTCAAAATGTTAATACATCATATAAAGATTTACTTACAGTAGCTGGTACTACTTCTGGTCAGGGCATTGAAAGTTCCCTAAAACAACTTTTTGATGGCAATGGGGATGGCACCGCATTATCATTATCAACTTCCGATATTGGAGTAAGAGGTAATTTCCTCACAGACTCAGTAACGGATTTTATCTTCAAGAATAGCTCTGGAACTACACTATTTCAGATAGATAGTGGAGGCGTTATTAAACTAAAAGAACAAACATCTATACCAAGTGGAATTGAGGGAGGACTATATTATAAAGATAGTGTTCTCTATCTTGGCATAGATGAGTAAATAAAGGAGTCATAAGATGGCTACAGTATGGAAAAGAGTATTAACTGCTGGGACAGATGCTGGTACCCCATCAGCTATAGATTTAACAAACGCTACAAATATACCAGCGGCTCAACTCACTGGCACGATTGCAGACGCAAGGATGCCAGATTTAACTGGTGATGTAACAACTTCTGCTGGTGCAGTTGCTACCACGATAGCAGATAACGCAGTAACACTAGCAAAAATGGCTGGGGGTACTGATGGTAACATAATTAGTTATGATTCTTCAGGAAATCCTGTTGCTATTGCTACTGGTTCAGACGGACAAGTATTAACTTCAAGTGGTGCTGGAACGCAACCAGCTTTTGAAACGCTTTCAGGCTTAGGTGATGCTAATGAATCTTCTTTTAAGACTATTTCAGTCTCTGGGCAAACTGATGTAGTAGCTGATGAAGATGATGATACATTAACTTTGGTTGGAGCTGGTGGAATGACAATAACCACAAGTGGGGACGAAATTACATTCACTTCGGCTACAACTTCTGGAGATTTGACTGGTATCACAGCTGGAACAGGTATAACTGGTTCTAGTTTAACTGGTCCCGTGCCCACTATAACATTAGATTTAACTGAATTGAGCGATTCCTCCGCTCCACTTGTAGCAAGTGAAGATAAGTTCGTTATACTTAATGATGGGGTTCAAGGTGTAATGATATGTGAAGATATAAATCTTGGTGCTTTTAATAATGACCAAAATTGGACTTCAAATACAGGTGATATTACTGGTGTAACAATCATTACAGACTCGGGGTCAAGTTCTAAAATGTCAGATACTGGTCTTAGTGCTGATTTCTCGATATTAGGCGCAACTGGTGTTGGGGTAACAAATAGTGGTAATACCGCCACGGTAACAGCAGTCCCGGGTGAAATCGCTATTACTGGTCTTAGTGGTTATGCAGCTGGTACTTACGCAAATGCTTCTTCGGTTGGTGCCTCAGGTATTGTTACAGTGGGTACAATTTCAAGCGGTGAGTGGGGAAGTGGTGCAACGACAATAGCAGTAGCCTCAGGTGGCACAGGTGTAACAACTAAAACTGGAACTGGAAATGTAGTATTATCTGCAAGCCCTACTTTTAGTGGGACATCGGCATTCCCAGCTGGTGGTCTAGAAGTTGATGGTGACCCTGTTATAACTGATAATATGACGATAGCAGTAGATAAAGGTGGAACAGGGGCAACAGCAAACACAGGAACTGGAAATAATGTCTTGTCAGCAAGTCCTACATTTACTGGTGCACCAGTAGCACCAACAGCTTCAGCTGATACCAACACAACACAGATTGCAACCACAGCTTATGTACAGACAGAGTTAGGAGACTACCTAACGACTGCTCTAGGCGCACCTAAAGCTAGTCCTACATTTACTGGGACTGTGAATGCAGCTGCTGTAACAATATCTGGAAACTTAACGGTTTCTGGTTCCACAACTACGGTGCTTGCTGAAGAACTCAAGGTTGAAGATAATGTAATAGTCCTTAATAGTAATTGGGCGTCTAATGCTGCTCCGACTCAAGATGCTGGTATAACCGTTGAGAGAGGAACAGGTGATGACGAATCCTTCTTTTGGGAAGAATCAAATGATGAATGGGCGATTGGACATAGTGAATCTAGTAATGCATTTACGGTAGCAGCAACAGTGTGTACAGCGAAGCAACAAACATATAGTTCTAGTCAAACTAATTCACACGGTGCTTTTGCTATTGGAAGCTTTCAAATTGATGGTGACGATATTTGGATGAGAGTATCATAATGGGACACAGGAGGACATATGAGCAAACTTGGAGAAATAAAGAAATTCGGTGAAGAGACAAAAAAGGAATCTCTTAATGTAAAAGATACAGACTTCATATTAAAACTTATTATGGAGAGTAATTTTTCTGGTTTACAGCTTGAGCAGGCTTATAAGGTATTAGAAAAAATAACTAACATACATAGGGGGTTTTTAAATGAGACTTAATTTTGAATTCAATGAGATAATGCTATTGATATCTGCGCTAGAATCATCTCAAATATTAGGAAAAGATAGTATTATGGTCGCAAGTACTCTTACAAAATTATATAAAGCAAGGGATAAAGAAGGGCTCCCTGTTAAAGAGGGTACTAAATAATGGCTACTGTGTGGCAAAGACTTCTAACAACAGAGGATGATGCTAATTATAAGAATGATAGTATAGAAGCTGGTGATGTTCCTGCTCACTCTACTGATAAATTAACAAGTGGGACTCTTCCTGTCTCTAGAGGAGGGACTGGTGCAATTTCTGGGTATAATAAAGCTAATTGGGATACTGCCTATGGTTGGGGTAATCACGCAAGTGGTGGATATAGCACAGCAACAGATGTTGAAAATAATGCTGATGTAACAGATGCGACAAATGTAACGGCAGCAGGTGCATTGATGGACTCAGGGTGGTCAAGCCTATCAGATGTTAAGGCAATAAATCAAGGACTCACAACATCTTCTGT